GTCACTGATGATATTTTAGGAATGAGTGCCAAACCATTCAGAGTGGTGTCAATGTCAATTAATCTTAATTACACAGTACAATTATCTTTAATTGAGCATCAATCCTCTTGGTACACTTGGGAAGAAAATAACGAACAACCTGTTGTTCCAGATACTAACCTACCTAACCCCTTTACAGTTCAACCCCCTGCATCAATAACATTGAGTGATGATTTAGTAGAATACAATGACGGTACTGTCATAACTAGATTATTGATTACTGTTGGGGATTCACCAGATGCTTTTGCAGATGACTTTGAAATTGAAGTCAAACAAACTTTAGATAAAGACGGAAATGCAGTCGTAGATGATTTTAGAATTTTATCTCAAGGTAAAGCATTAGAGTATCAATTATTAAATGCGATTGATGGTGCTACTTATGAAGTAAGAGCAAGAGCAATCAACAGTATTGGTGTTAAATCTTCTTTTGTCACAGGAACGCACAAGGTAATTGGGGCAACACTGCCCCCTGCCAATGTGGAAGAATTTTCTATATCTTTAATCGGTAGTGACCAAATGCAATTATCTTGGTTGCCTGTTAGTGACCTAGATGTGGAAAGTTATGAAATACGTTATCAAAAAGTATCTAGTGGTTATTCTTGGTTTAATTCTACCGATTTAGTTCGTGTACCTAGAAGAAGTGCCAACAGTATTATTTTAAATAAAATAGACCCACCCTTTACTCTGGGAATTAAAGCGATTGATAAACTAGGGAATGAAAGTTTAGAACCTGCTTTGATTGTATCTTCAAACGTCACTGCTCAAGGTTATAAATTATTGAATACTATTTCTGAACACCCTAATTTTGCAGGAACATTTACCAATACTTTTAAAAGAACAGAAACAGGAACAATAGCAGGGGATAATGTTATTACTTTAGATACGATTAGTAAGTTTGATGAAAAGACAGGATTGTTTGATGCAGTACCTTCTGGTTATGTATTTGAAACAGGCGGAATAGATAAAAATATTATTGGAAGTGGATTTTATGATTTTAATTCTACGTTCACTTTACCTTTTGTTTATGATGCCACTTTTAAAATTCAATTAGATATGGTTGCTGATGACCCCTATGATTTATTTGATTTTGGTCGTGATGCAGAATTATTTGAAAATGCCAAAGCACCATTTGACGGTAATCTACCCACCAATGCAGGTACAAATATCCAGATTGGTGCTAGTGAAACTAGTCTTGATGACATATCCACATTTACTTCAGTCGCACAACAAGGAACATTTAAAGGTAAATATTTTAAATTTAGAACAAGATTGATATCATTAAACAATCAAGCAAGAGCATTAGTCAAAGGACTGACTGTATCTTTGAACTTGCAGAATAGAACTGAAACAGGTGATGATTTATCTAGTGGAGCAGGAACTTATAGCGTCACCTTTACTAATCCTTTTTATGCCAATCCCAATATTAATGTGACAGGTCAAGATATGGCTAGTGGTGATTATTTTGTAGTCACTAATAAATCAACAGACGGATATGACATTACTTTCTATAATTCTAGTGATGTTGCTATCTCAAGAACTTTTGACTATCAAGCGAATGGTTATGGGTTGAAATCTACATAAATATAGGATAGAAAAAAGGTAATGTCACAAGTTTCACAAATCACTATTGATAACGTAGCATTCGGAACTTTTAGAAGTAATTTGAATGATACTTTAAACGCCTTAAATTCTCAGCATATTGGAAGCACTGCACCTACTTCAGCAGTGGCAGGTACAATTTGGATTGACAACAGTGTTACTGATACGTTATCAGTAAAGATATATGACGGTGCTGATAGTTTAGAATTATTTTCTATCAACACATCAACAAACGCAATAACACTACCAAGTGGGATTTCAGTCACCGAAAGTGACCCAAACAGTATTCCATTTGCAGTAGCATTAGGGAGTTAAAAAAGAATGGCAAATAACTTTTCAGACGCACAGGCAAGTCTAACAGATGCGACTTTGACTGATGTTTATACTGCAACTAATAAATCACTTGTTATTGCAGGAACAGTAGCAAATACGACTACTACATCAATGAATGTTTCCGTCAAGAAATATGATGATAGTGCAACTGCAGGAAAATTCATTTTTAAGAATGTACCTTTACCTCAAGGGTCATCTTTAGAATTACCAAAGGTCGTATTACAGACATCAGATAAAATTCAAGTTCAAACAGATGATGCATCTGGCAACTGTGATATTCACCTTCAACTACTAACAGATGTGAGTTAAGTATGGGTTATATTGGAAATTTCCCAACTGCCATACCTTTAACCACAAATGATTTAGGTGATAATATAGTCACTGCTAATAAATTAGATTTAACAGATAATTATGCTTTTACAGGAACTATAAGTGGTACTCCTTATGATGCTAGTCATTTTCATATAAGACAAGAAAGTTCTAGTGGAACTCAAGGTGGAAATGCTACAAGTGGCTCTTGGGAAGTTAGAGTCTTAAATACAATAGTCACTAATCAAATAGGTGGTAGTCTTTCTACTAATCAATTTACAATTCCTGCAGGAACATATCAGATTTATGCTTCAGCACCTGCACAAGATGTATTAGCACATAGAATTAAATTATATAATGTCACAGATACATCAGATGTTTTATTTGGAACAAATTGTTATGTAGATGGGGGGAATGATGGCAATACATCTTTTATAAGTGGTAGATTTACTATTGCGTCATCAAAAGCATTTGAAATTAGACATAGAGTTAATAGAACAAACAACACATTTGGTTATGGGATAGCTAATGGTTTTGCAGTTGAGATATATACTGATGTTCAATTATGGAAGGTAGCATAATATGAAATATGCTTTAATAGAAAATAACATAGTTAAAATGATTTCCTACGAACAAATAGAAGGGTGGGAACAAGTAGAAGATAATGTATTTGCAGATATGGTAAAAAAAAATGACGGAACATTTGATGATAGTGATGAAGTCAAAGCACAAAAGCAACAAATATTATCCGAACAACAAACACAAGAAAACAACAAAACATCAGCTAAACAAAAACTACAAGATTTAGGTTTGACTGTTGAAGAAATAAAGGACACATTCGGATTATGAGTTATATAGGTCGTACTCCCCAAATAGGTGCATATCACAAACTAGATGCAATTACCACAGACGGAAGTGCATCTTACACAATGCAATTAGATAGTGCTAACTTTGTACCAGAAAGTGTTAATCATTTAATCGTATCTGTTAATGGTGTTATCCAAGCACCTACTGATTCATTTACAGTATCTGGCTCAACAATTACTTTTGCATCTTCATTAAGTGTATCGGACACTATTGATTTTATTATGGCATTAGGAAATGTTTTAGATATTGGAGTACCTAGTGATGCAACAGTTTCTTTATCTAAATTAACTGCAACAGGAACTAAAGATGCTACTACCTTTTTAAGAGGTGATAATACTTTTGCAGTGCCACCTTCTACTGTATCGGATAATTCTATTACAATGGCAAAACTTTCTACAAGTGCGACAGAGGGTGATAATGTTAAACAAAGAGTAGCTAAAGTTTGGGTAAGATGGAATGGAACAGGAACACCGTCTATAGATGATGATTTTAATGTTAGTAGTATTGATGATGGTGGAACGGGGATTTTTACAGTCAATTTTTCATCTAATTTAGGAAGTGCTACTTATGCTGTTGCAGGTTCTGTTGGAGGAAATTCTGGAAGAATTTTAGGTCTAGAAGGAGCGTTTTCTTCTAGTGCTGTTACTGTTCGTACTAATACTTTTAACGGCACCTTGACAGACGAAACTCGTAATTCTGTTATAATATTTGGAGATAGTGCATAATGGCAGACCAAACAAAAAGAATAATTTATAAACAAGATAATGGTGTAATTGCTATTATTATTCCCGCAATTAATGAAACTATGTCTATTGAAGAAATTGCTCGTAAAGATGTTCCTACAGGAAAAGCATATAAAATTGTCAATGTATCAGAAATATCTTCAGACAGAACGTTTAGAGATGCGTGGACTATTGATGATGCAGAATTAACAGACGGAGTGGGCGAATGATTACAATAGACATAGATAAAGCAAAAGATATTTGGAAAGAAAAAATTAGAGTAGCTAGAAAACCTGCATTAGAAAAATTAGATGTAGATTATTTAAAAGCACAAGAAGAAGGAACAGATACAACACAAATTGTAAATGACAAAAACACTTTAAGAGATTTACCTTCTCAAGTAGATAGTGCTACAACTGTTGATGAAATTAAATTAGTATGGAATGACAAATTAGGAAGTAAATAAATATGGCATTAATTAAAATAAAATCTGAGTCTATGAATTTAGCTGATGACTATACCTTTACAGGTACAGTGAGTGGTGCGAGTGGTGCTTCTTTAAATATTGATAATTACTTTCATGCACAAGACCAAAAAGCATCAAATACAGATGGTGGCACTTTAACTGGTGGTAGTTTTCAAACAAGAGTATTTAATACTGTTTTAACTAATACTATTAGTGGAGCAAGTTTATCTTCTAATCAAATAACTTTACCTAGTGGAACTTATTATGTATGGGGTAAAGCACCGACAATAGCAACTGCTAGAACTAAGACAGTATTATATGATACGACAGCCAGTGCTGATTTATTAATAGGAACAAGTGATGATGCTAATGGAAATTATGGTGTTCAAGTGCAAGGTACTGTTGTTGGAAAATTTGTTTTATCTACTACATCAGCGATAGAATTAAGACAAAGAGGTGTGACTGTATCTGGTAATGGTTTGGGTGAAGGTTCTGGATATGGTCTTGTAGAAGTTTTTGCAGAAATTCAAATATGGAAGGTAGCATAATGGCTTGGGTAAAAATTGAAAACAATATAGTCGTACAAAAACAACCTTATCAAGAAGATGGATTTGTAGAAGTAGCAGATACAGTTATCTGTGGTATGGAACAAGTCGGTGATAGTTTTGTTGTACCCCCTCAATCCTTTGAAAGTGCTATGGCAGAACTTAGAGCAAAAAGAAACGCACTACTTACTGAAACTGATTACATAGTCATCAAAGCAAAAGAAACAGGTGCAACAATCCCAACTGCTTGGAAAACATATAGACAGGCATTAAGAGATATAACACAAGGACTGACTACTGTTGAAGAAGTAGAATTAGTCATATTTCCAGAGAAACCATAAGGAGTAATCCTTGCAAGTAGATTTAAATCTTAAAACACTAGGTTTAATTATCACTATACTGACTGCCTTAATTGGTAATGTCTTTGTCGTAGGTCAATTCTATCAATCTCAACAGGTACATATGGAAAAGATGATGGTCTTAGAAAAGAAGGTAGAGGACATCTCTAATTTGTATGATGTCAAGGCAAGTATCTTGAACTTAGAAAATAAGTTAGTTCAGATAGAATTTTTTTTAGGGATGATCCAACCAGAGAGCTGCGATCTACCTCATAACTCACATAAAACAGATTGTAAATAAGGGAGCAAATATGAGTACAATACAGGAAGTAGAAAAAGAATTAAGAAGGGTTAAAAAATTATTAAAGAAAGAAAGAGAAGATCATGCTTTCACTAAAGAAAGATTGACTGGATCTTATGATAGAAATTTTTCTTTACGAACTGGATTAATTAATTTATCCATTGATGAAATTATAGCTCTAAAAGAAAAGCATAAAGAATTACAACAAGATAAAGATATCTAATGCCAAACTTAACCAAATTAACAACCGCTCAAAAGATCGAAGTGTTAATTACCCAGGTTAATGTTATGCAAGAAAAAATAAATCAAATCTCTGATACAATGGATAAGCAATCAAAGGATATTGCAGACCTGAATAAACGCATGAACATGGGAGCGGGTGGCATCAAAGCCATCGCTATTTTTGGTGGTATTATTATTGCAATAATCACTCTCTTGGCTAAGTTTTTTAACTTAAAATAATCCTATAAATCTATATAGTTTTTCATATGAAAGTATTTTTAATACTTTGGATATGTATACAAGATCCTTCTATTTCCTTACAAAGTAGTTGTTTACAACAACCAATGCCAAGTACTTATGATACTGTATCTCTTTGTTTGGAAGATTTAAAAAGAATAGCAGACGATCTATATAAAATGCCTGACGTTTATGTTTCCGGGTTCTGTACAACCAAATATTCAACCTAATGAATGAAAAGCACTTAAAAGGTAATCTTTCTGAGATCGTTGCCTTAAAGTGGCTCACCAAACAAGGGTATGTTGTCTACACTAAAATGGGAGTTCAATCCCCTTTTGATTTAGTTGCTTATGATCCTAGTAAAGAAAAGATATTACTCGTTGATGTCAAGACAGCAGCTAAAAGACAAAGTAAATTTCAACATGGTACAACCATTAGAAGGATCAAGAACGATAGACAAAAAGAATTAGGTGTAGTATTTTTATATGTCTATTTAGACGAAGAAGAAAGATGTGAACTAATATTATGAATTATCAAAGACTCAAAGAAAGTATTATTAAACACGAAGGAAAAAGAAATATTTGCTACCGGGATCACCTAGGTCATCTCACTCTAGGATATGGTCATCTTGTAAAAGACGATGATGATATCGATCCTACTGTCGAATATAGTGATGACTTCATTATGAAGTTATTAGAAAAAGATTTAGACGTTGCTATTAACGATGCTAACTCGATTATCGATGAAGCAGATATCCCAGAAGAAGCATTTGAAATTTTAGTTCAGATGTGTTTTCAATTAGGAAAACCCCGGGTTCTTAAATTTAAAAGATTTTTATATCACTTAAACAAGTGTGAATTTGTAGAAAGTGCGGATGAGATGATTGATAGTTTATGGTATCAACAGACCCCCAATCGGGTATCCGAATTAGCAGAAATAATGAGAAACGTATGATTTGGAATTTACTAGGAACAGTCGCTAAAGGTGCAATCGATGTTATTAAGACTCGAACTGAAACCAAAAAATTATTAGCCAAAGCAGAACAAACCCATGCGATGAAAATGGCAGAGGGTAAAATCGATTTTGAAATAGCAGCTCAAAAGAATATGAAAGACTCCTGGAGAGATGAGTGGTTTACTATCTTATTAAGTATACCTCTTGTTATTGTTTTTATTTCTATATTTTTCAACAAACCAGAGTGGGTAGATAAATTAAAAGAAGGATTTGATACTTTAAATAGTTTACCAGATTGGTATATTTATGCACTCATGGCTGCTATAGCTAGTTCTTTTGGTATTAAGATTACTGATCTTGCTATCAAAAAATTTAAAAAATAAGGAGTAACAAATGGGAAAGCAATGGAATAGAGTTTTAGAAAGACTCGATAATCTTAGAGGGAAGTGGAACAATCTTAACTCTAAAGGTAAGTTTGTTGTGATGGTCATAGGTGTTATTACTATTAGTATCATTTATAATTTTTTTAATTAATTATGGTTGCGAAGAAGTATCAGAACCCTAGCGGGGGATTAAACCGAGCTGGGAGAAAAAAGTTTGGTGTTAAAGCACCAGTGAAGTCTGGTACTAATCCTCGAAGAGTATCTTTTGCTGCTCGATTTGGGGGAATGGCAGGACCACTAAAAGATAAAAAAGGAAGACCCACAAGATTAAAACTTGCTCTAAAAGCATGGGGGTTTGGAAGTAAAGAGAGTGCCAGAAAATTCGCTCAAAGAAATAAAAAGAGCTAGACAGGCAGAAGCCTACCTAGAGTTATTCCCAGAAAAGAGAGTTCACTGTACCGGGAGAATATTTACTCAAGAAAAAGAAGCATTGAGAAAGTGCTCTGATTGTAGT